TCTGTATTTCGTAGGACAGTTGGTTTTGAAACAGGTCCAAGCTCTACCTCATTTGATCCGTTTTCAAGTGCAATTTTGAACACATACTTGCTCAACTATAATTATACAGGTGGCATGGCAACATATGATTTTTATGCAGGTTATGTAGAACTAGCAGCACGAATGTTCGGAGGCTATGTGATATACACCTTTGATCCTGTAACTAAAGTGTTGCGTGTAGTTAGAGATTTTAAAGGTTCAGGTGAACGAATACTAATTTGGGCCGATGTTCAAAGAACAGAAGAAGTGTTATTACAAGATCCGGGCGCTGGAGTTTGGATTGGTGACTTTACCCTTGCAGTACTCAAAGGCATTATCGGTGAAGCACGAGAAAAATTTAGTTCTATTGCAGGCCCAGGTGGCGGAACTAGTCTTAATGGTACTGCTATGAAATCTGAATCTAAAGAATTGCAAGCAGCACTTTTAGAAGATTTAAAACGCTATGTTGACTACTCACAACCTTTAACATGGGTACAAGGTTAACCTAATATCTTTATTCATTTCAAATATTTTTTTATACTAAGTATCTTAACAATGAGAGTTTATGAATAAGAATATAATTGTAGGTGTATGTGGATTAATTGGTAGCGGCAAAGACACAATTGCTGATTATTTGACAACATTTCACGGATTCAAGCGAGTAAGCTTTGCATCATCATTAAAAGATGCAGTTTCTAATGTTTTTAGCTGGGATCGAGAACTTCTTGAGGGCACCACTAAAACAAGCCGTGAATGGAGAGAAAAGAAAGATGAGTGGTGGAGTAATCGTTTAGGTATGGAAATAACTCCTAGATGGGTACTACAATACTGGGGTACAGATGTATTAAGAAATCATTTTCATTCTGATATTTGGGTGGCTTCAGTTGAAAATAAATTACGACAATCTAAAGATAATATCGTAATTACTGATTGTAGATTTGCTAATGAAATAAATGCAATCAAAAATGCAGGTGGAATTACTCTACGAGTAGAACGAGGCCCTAAACCAGATTGGTATGAATATGCTATTCATTTTAATAAAGGTGAATGGGGAAACATGAACTGGGCTGTTAGTAAAGAACAACTACGCCGCTACAAAGTTCATGCAAGTGAATACTCAAGTGTGGGATTAAAATATGAACATGTGATTGATAATAACAACTCTATTGATGACCTTCATCGTATGATTGATTCAATACTCGATTTGTAAATCGCCCCTTTTCCAATTGACTTCTTTCTTTTTTACAACTTCAACACAGTTTAAGCATATAGATCGAAGATTTTTTCGAGTAGTATTTTCTAAGTTACCGTCAATGTGAAACACTGTTATTTGACTAGTGTACACACTTTTAAAACCACATAAGTCACATGTGGTTTTTTTATTATATCCACTCTTTATCCAATTTGGTTTTCTAGGCTTTAGCTTAGACTTTTTCCTACCACACTCATCACATATACTGCGATAATGTGTGACTTCATTTTTTACATAGTTGATTGCACGATAATTTTTATTACATTGTTGGCAAATAGGTCTCATCTTGTATTTAGTTGATTAGTAGCCTTCGAAGGTACGGTTATACCGTTTTTTTTAAAGTATTTGCTAAATAATAGTATGCATTTTAAGGTAGTAAACCTCATAATTTTACATAAAGGAAAAACAAAATGGCATTAACATCACCAGGCGTAGAAGTATCGATTATCGATCAGAGTCAGTATCTTCCTGCCCCAACTAATTCAGTCCCACTTGTACTTGTAGCTACAGCACAAAACAAAGCAGATGCGTCCGGTACAGGCGTTGCACAAGCTACAATAGCAGCTAATGCAGGAAAATTATATCAAGTAACAAGTCAGCGTGATTTAGTTAACTTATATGGTACACCATTCTTCTATACAACTACAAATGGAACACCAATTCAAGGCTATGAACTTAATGAGTATGGTCTATTGGCTGCATATAGTTTATTAGGTGTAACAAATCGTTGCTATGTGCTTAGAGCAGATATCGATTTAGCAAGTCTTGTAGGACAAACTTCACGCCCAACTGGAAACCCCCCAGCTGGAACATATTGGTTGGATACTTTAAATTCAACATGGGGTATCTATGAATTTAATTCAACTACTGGTACATTTGCACTACAAACCCCAGTCGTACTTAATGATGCTGCTAGTATTTCAGGTGGTGTTCCTTTAGCAAGTATTGGAAATATTGGAGATTATGCTATAAATGCACTTCAAATTACAACTGAACCCACTGCAAATTCAACTTATTTCTATAAAACTACAAATAATGTTTGGGTAAAATTAGGTGGTGCAGATTGGTTCGATGATGTTCCTGCAATACAAGGAACTAATTCAAATCCTTCATTAACCGCTGGAAATACATTTACTATCAACTTATCAGGTATTTTTACGATTACAGTTCAAGTTCCAGTATCACCAAATAATAATGTTGCAGGTGTTGCTGCTGCTATTACTAATTTAGGATATGATACTATTCGTGCTGAAGTTAGAAGTGGAAAATTATGTATTTTCTCTAATCAAGTATTAACTTCAGGCTCACCTTATTTAGCTATTGGTGCAGGAAGCGGATCAGTATTAACTAACTTAGGAATTAGTGTTGATACTTATTATCAACCTGCTGTAAGTTACGGTACATCTGCTCAAATGCCATTATGGACAAGCAGTCAGACAGAACCTCATCCAACTGGATCTGTTTGGATCAAGGTTGGTGCTGCTGGTAATGGTTTAAATCCTAAAGTTTCTGTATTCAATAGTACTTTAGCAACATGGCAAAGTTTAAATGCTACATTAGCAATTAATGATTATTCTGCTACTTATAATTTAGATTCAACAGGTGGTAAGGCTATCCCTGCAGGATCAATATATGCTCAGTATGATTTCAATGGCGGTGTAACAACTTCACCTGTGTATATATGGGAAAGAGTAGCAACTGGTCCTACAGTAATTACCGGAAGTGCTACATCCCCTGCATTTAATAGTGGCACATACTACATGAATGTGTATATAAGCGTTCCTGGTAGTTCTGTGCTGTCAAGTGCTTATGATTTCACTTTAGCTGACAATACTGATGCAACTGATTTCGTAACTGCATGGGCTGCTGCTGGCATACCTTACACAACTGCTTCTGTAACTACAGACGGTGCTATTCAATTAGTACACACTGAAGGTGGTGAAATTGTATTAGATGACACGGTTAATTCAAGTTTTGTTTCAACTGGTGTTTCTAATGGATTAATTTCTACTGCAGGATTTAACATAGGCAGTACAGCTGGTGTAAAATATGGTCCTAGCGCATCTGTAACATTTACTGGAGCTGCTCAATTGAGTACTACTGGTGTTGGCACAAATGCAACATTCAATGTACAATCTACATACGATGGATATGTTTTAGTTGGCGACGGCGTACAAGCTAGTGGTTCAGGCTATGCTGTCGGTGATCTAATAACAATTTCAGGCGCTGCATTGGGAGGATCTGCCCCAGGTAACAACTTAGTAGTTGAAGTAACGGCAGTGTCTACCGGAGCACTAGTAGCAGTTACTTATGTGTCTGGAACACCAAACACACCATATCAAACTCAACTAAGTAATTGGGTAGAAATAACATATGAAGCAAATGAAGGTTCACCAGTAACTGAGCCTGCTAATAATACAAATTGGTTCTATAGTGTAGTGAACGAAGTTGATATTATGGTAAACAAAGGAAGCCAATGGTATGGATATCGTAATGTAAATTATGATAGTACCGGTCATCCTTCATCATCTGGTTCTAACACAACAGATCCAAATGGTCCTATTGTAAGTGCAACAGAACCTACTACGCAAAGCAGTGGTTCATCTTTATCATATGGTGATATATGGATCGATACTAGTGATTTAGAAAATTACCCAGTTATTAATCGTTGGGAATCAGTAGATGGGGTTGATCAGTGGGTGTTAATTGATAACACAGACCAAGTTAGTTCGAATGGTGTTTTATTTGCCGATGCTCGTTGGGCAACAAATGGTTCAACTAGTGTAACTGATGACCCTATTCCATCTATAATCAGCTTGTTATCAAGTGATTATTTAGATTTGGACGCTCCTGATCCAGCACTATATCCACAAGGTATGTTGTTGTTTAACACACGCCGTTCAGGATATAACATCAAGCAGTTTAGAACTAATTATTTTAACAGCACATCTTTCCCAAATACATCTTTACCTTCAGAAACTAATGCTTGGGTAAGTGTCAGTGGTAATCAGTCTAATGGTTCTCCATACATGGGTCGTAAGGCACAAAGAGCGATGGTAGTAGAAGCATTAAGAGCAGTTATCGGTACAAATACTGGTATTCGTGACGAAGACAATTTCTTCAATCTGATGGCTACACCTAACTATCCTGAACTACAGCCTGACATGGTATTGTTAAATGCTGATCGTGGTGAAACAGGATATATTATTGGTGACACTCCAATGAGATTAGCAGATGATGCTACTGCAATTCAAGCATGGGCTACTAACGCAGCAGGTGCTACAAGTACAGGTGAAGAAGGTCTCGTAACTCGTAACACATACTTGGGATTATTCTATCCAAGTGGAATAACAAGCGATTTAAATGGTAATCTAGTAGCGGTTCCATCAAGTCACATGATGTTGCGTACTTTCTTGCGTAACGATACTATCGCTTATCCTTGGTTAGCAGCAGCAGGTACTCGTAGAGGTACAATTGATAATGCAACTAACATCGGATATCTAGATGCACAAACTGGTGAGTTTGTGACAATCAAGACTCGTATTGGAATTCGTGATGTATTATATATTAACTTCATCAATCCAATGGTGTTCTTCACTGGTGTAGGTTTACTAAACTATGGTAACAAGACAAGCTTTGATTCTTCAAGTGCTCTTGATAGAACAAATGTAGCTCGTTTAGTTGCATATATTCGTAGACAATTAACTTTAGCTGCAAGACCATTCGTCTTTGAACCAAATGATGCTTTAACTAGAAATGAAATTTCAGGTGTTGTTGAAACATTGTTGGTTGATTTAGTAGCTAAGAGGGGTATATATGACTATCTAGTAGTATGTGATGAAACTAACAATACACCTGCTAGAATTGACAGAAATGAGTTGTGGATAGATGTAGCAATTGAGCCTGTCAAGGCGGCTGAATTTATCTATATACCAGTTCGTATATTAAACACAGGTGAATTGGCTAGTTAATTATTTAAGATAAATACTTTATAGCAAAGAAACAAAAATGAAAACTGTGACTTTAATTAAAATTTTAACGGCCAAAGAGCCACAAGGAGAATAAATATGGCAACAGCTAGCCAAAGTCTTTTCAACATGACCGTAGCATCTGACAATGCAGGTGGAAACCAAGGCTTGTTGATGCCTAAATTACAATACAGATTTAGAGTTAATTTTTTAAATTTTGGTATTGGTAGTACGATTGAATTGACAAAACAAGTGGTCGATATTAATAGACCGCAGCTTACTTTCGAAACTATTACTTTACCTGTGTATAACTCAACTATGTATTTGGCAGGTAAGCATACATGGAATGAATTAACTGTCAATATCAGAGATGATGCGGGAGGACAAGTTTCTAAATTAGTTGGTCAGCAATTACAGAAACAAGTAGATTTCGTCGAACAAGCTAGTGCAGCAGCAGGCCAAGACTATAAATTTCAAACTAATATTGAAATTTTAGATGGTGGTAATGGTACTAGCGTTCCGCAAATTTTAGAAACATGGGAGTGTTATGGTTGCTTCTTATCTGGTGCAAACTATAATTCATTAAATTATGGAACTAATGACGCAGTTACTATATCGTTAACTATTCGTTATGATAATGCAATTCAATCTCCATTGACCTCAGGTGTAGGTGCACCAATTGGTCGTATATTAGGTGGTGCATTAACAACAGGTATTGGCGCAGGCCAATAATGATAATTATAGGATTGTCCTAAAATGGCTCTAGGAAACTGGGGTGTAAGTAGTTTAACAGAAAAAACTGGCCTAGATTTGAACGGCAGTGAGTATCTGCGAGATTACACCCATGCAGCAAGAACTTTTAGGACAAATTCTTATCAATATGCTCCTAAATTAAAATTTTTATTTCATGTTTATTTTGAAATAAATCCAGGAGCATATGATATCCAGCAAGATGATACTAAAAATTTGTCATTGGTGGTAAAAAGTGTTCAGCTACCGTCGTATACTTTTGACACTCATCAATTAAATCAATACAATCGTAAAAGAATTGTACAAACAAAAATTAAATATGATGCTATAGAAATAGCATTTCATGATGATAACCTTAATTTGGTTAGAAACATGTGGTTTAATTATTTTGCTTATTACTACAATGATCCATCTAAGCCTATAAGCATTACTGCAGGAAGAACATTCCCCACACCTGAATTAAATCCAAATAATAGTGTAGGGATATCCGATGATTATAATAAACGAAATTTATATCAAGGTAGTATTACAGGAGACAATGGATGGGGATTTATCGGAGAAACTAGTAAAGTGGTTAATTCCTCACTATATGCTTCATTGGGTGAGTCTAAAGTTCCTTTCTTCAAAAACATAACTATATTTGGTTTTAATCAACATAATTTTGTTGCATATACACTTATCAATCCCATTATTACTAGATTTGCACACGATCAATATAACTATGCTGAAGGTGGCGGTATAATGGAAAATAAAATGACAGTTGATTATGAAACTGTTAAATATTTTGATGGTGCTATTGATGGTAACACACCTGATGATATAATCAAGGGATTTGGTAGTCCAGGTACTTACGACAGAAGATTGAGTCCTGTTGCTATACCCGGAAGTCAATCAAGAATTTTAGGTCAAGGTGGACTAACTGACGGAGCATTATGTAAAATACAAGATTTAACTAATAGTAATCCGCAGGGCGGCCAGCAGCAAGCTGGTGTTGCATATAATACATACAAAAATATGAATAATAATTCAACACTAACTACGGTCACAACAGAAGTGTCACGAGTGTCTGCCTTCGTTGGTGGGGGCGGTACTAGAAATCTCAACTTTGACTTCCCAGTTGCAAATCAAACTCCAGGCCCAGGTCAAGCCGGCTCTCCAGTTGGTCAATCTTCGCCCGAAACAATATCGGGTTCTGGAACTGCTGGTGCAGTTGTGATAGAGGATCTTTAATAATTAAATTTTACGATTATGGCAAGAATAATAGATTCAAGATCGGGACTAGACCAAACAATAAGAATCTTTGATGATTTTTATTCAATGGATTTAGTAGTAAATGGAAATGAATTTGATATTGTGTACGGATACTTTAAATCTGTATGCAGTACAAAAACCATTGCACAGAATTTTACTGCATTCTTATTTAAGATTTCACAAGAAACTAATATACCCGCAGTGACATTGATTAATGATATCCAGGGTGTAAGTAAAATGGAAATGAATAGAACTATTGCATATTATATGAATAGTTTTAAGTCCAAAACAAGTTTATATGGTGTAAGCACGGTGCCATCACCCAATCAATCTGTAGCTAGAAATATAGTACAATGATATGGGTAACTGGGCTCAAGGTATATATACCGTAAAGAATCCTAAAAAATATGTAGGCAACCACAAACCTAAATATAGGTCTGGTTGGGAGTTGCGAGTAATGATGTTTTTAGATGAAAACAAACATATATTACATTGGGCAAGTGAAGCAATCGCAATACCTTATAGAAATCCACTAACAGGAAAAATGGCTAATTATATTCCTGATTTCTTTGTAGTCTATCAAAATAAATCTAATCAACAAAGAGCAGAAATTATAGAAGTAAAGCCAAAAAGTCAAACTTCTTTATCTGAAGCTAAATCAAGACATGACAAGCTTCATGCAATAGTCAATCAAGCTAAATTTGCTGCTGCTACGGCATACTGTAAATATCACGGATATGTATTTCGTGTTATAAGTCAAGACTCTATATTTTTAAATAGCAAATCTTAAGTATTTTATTATTATAAAATACGGTCTATCCCATAAAGACACTAAATAAAAACTATGACAAAAAAATTACAAGAGTTGTTTGAATTGCCTAATGACGACACTGATATTAATGAGATTGAAATTAATCATTCTAATATCAAGAAAGCCGAAGCGGATTTAATAACTAAAGATGCCTATTCTAATTTAGAAAAAATAGAAAATGCATTACCGCAAGTTAAAGGTTTAGAATCTGCTGACGAAGAAATGGATGCACTAGCAGAATTAGCGGTTAGTAGCTATAAAGATTTGCAAGATTTGGGTATGCAAGTAGATAGTAGGTTTAGTGCTGAAATATTCAGTGTAGCAGGAGCCATGTTAGGTCATGCTATAACTGCTAAAACTGCAAAATTAAATAAAAAATTAAAAATGATTGAATTGCAGTTGAAAAAAGCGTCATTAGATCAAAAAGCACAGACTAAAGAACAAGAAATAGATAATACCCCAGTAGGTGAGGGCAAAGCACTAGACAGAAACGAATTGTTGAAAATGCTAACTCAAAATTCCAAAGACTAATGATAAATACAAGATACAGGACCACAATAATGAAAAGTTTAAAACAGTATATTACCGAAAGTGTAAAAACATACAATTACACAATAAAAATTGCGGGTGATGTGGATAAGAATTTCTTAGATTTATTCAAGCATAATCTAAGTAAATTTGACCCTATTAAGATAGCTGATCCAGTTTCAACTCCTATTCAAAAATCACCATATGGATTTCCTGGTATATCTAATCAACCTATTACTATTATTAAGGCTGACTTTAGATATCCAGCAACAGAGCCTATGATTCAACAAATGGCTCAACTATTAGGATACAATGTAAATATGGTAAGAGTTGTTAGTACATCATTTGATGATAGTATTAACAGTGAAGCTGAAGGTTACGCTAATGAAATGAAAGAAACTCCAGTTCTAACTCATGAAGAAATGGGTGAGCAACCTGGCGCAAAAGAAGCAAACAAAGAGTATGGTGAATCTTATTTACCATCTATCAAACAACAAATGCAAGGTAATAAAATTGATATTCCATATGCAGGGAAGAAAACATCTGACGCATTTGATCCCTTTAAACCTTATCTTTCAGATGATAAGTTAGGTGCTAAAAGTCCAATGAGCACCATTACTAGACCAGCTAAGCCACAAACTGGCGCAACTAAATAATTCAAAGGAAATATTAAAATGGATTTCAAAAGTTTATTATCACAACTAGACCAGTTAAACGAAGCTACAGACAGAAGTGAACCCAGTAAAGTAAAGCATACTGCTGACCCAGGTGGTTATGGTCGCAAAGATGATGAGGATGAAGAAGGCAAAAAAGTTCAGCAATCTACTGAAAAGCGCGGCCGTGGTCGTCCAAAGAAAGTAGATGCTAAGTCTGGTGAAGACAAAAAATATGACTTCAGTGCATTTGGTGTTAAATCTGGTAAAGATGTTAAGTTACCAAAGTATGACAAAAGCAAAACAACTAAACATACTTTAAAAGATTGGATTGAGCAAATCGATAAGTCTATGGTTGCGGAAGCAGAACAGATACAAATCATGCCAGCTAAGTCAGATACCCAAGTTATTAAGCAAGGAACAAAAACTTTAGGCACAGTAACTAATCCTCAACTAGCACAACAAATTAAACAGTCTATCGGTAAGGGAGAAATGAGTCTTGCTGGTGATGAATTAGGCGAAACTAGTTACAGTGCTACAGCCGCCCGTGCAGGTAAAGATATAGGTAAGCCTGGTAAAACTTTTTCTAAAATAGCTAAAAGCGCAGCCGAGCATTATGGTAGCAAAGAAAGTGGTGAAAGAGTTGCAGGTGCGTTACTAGCAAAACTTCGTGCTAAAGAAAGCATGGACGAAGCTTTAATGCCAACTGATGATAGTACTGCAGGTGCAGGTTTAGGTGCTGGACGCAGTCAAACTGCACTAGAATCTAAAAAAGCTAAACCAGATTTCTTAGATTTAGATAAAGACGGTGACAAAAAAGAGTCTATGAAAAAGGCTACTAGTGATAAAAAGAAAGTAAAAGAAGGCACCGAGCATAGACTTAAATCAGCACGCCACATGGGCAAATCACATGCACTTGCAAAAGAAGGTTATAATTGCAAGTATGATGATATGGAAGAATCAAGAGCTTACCATGAAGGTTATAAAGAAGGTTTAGATGAATGCTATAATGTACTACCTATGCGCGGGGTAGTAGGCGAAGAAATGCCAGTAACAACAGCTACTATGGCTAATGCAGCAGATCCAATGATCGATGAAATGGATATGGGTGAAGGTAATGCATTTACTGGTGCATTAGCAAGAGAAAAAGCAGCAATGGCATCACATAAGCCAGAAGGTGATGGTAAATTTACAGTAGGAAACAAAGAATTTAAAGTTACTGCTGAAGCTAGCCCATTCGACATAAATGAAGATATTCAAATGCAACAATGGGATAATGCTTTGAGTTCTTTATTAAATGAAACTATTAATGAGGGTTTAAGCGTATCGGTAAACAAAGGCCAACAAGGTATGCCCGATTCAGTAAGTGTTACTGCACAAGACGCTGATGCTGACACACTATTAGCTTTAGTTAAGTCTGCTGGATTAGGATTGTTTGGTGATGATTCTCATGCAGAAGTAGGTGTACCAACAGGCACAGATAGTCACGGTGGTGTCGATGTAGTCGGTGACCATGATGGTATGATGGGTTTAATTAAAAAATTATCTGGACAAGACCATTCAAACAGTCACGATTATGCAGATGAAGAAGGTCATCACGAAGAAGAAACATGTAATGAATGCGGTGGAATGATGGAAGCAGGTCATTCATGTGGTTCAAAAGAAATGGTTGATGAAACTGAGACTGAAGACCAAATGGCATACGAAGTAGCTGAAGACGAAGAAGTCGTTAACAATGGCGATGAAGCCGCAGAAGAAGAAACTGACAGTCAGCGTGATGCCGCACTTGCTAAAGCTGCTGGTGATAACTTTGCTAAAGTAGACGAAGATGAAGCAGAAGCTGAAGCTGAAGATGCTGGAGTAGAATTAGAAGAAACTTATGCTAATGCAGCAGATGATGATTTTACAGCAGAAACAGAGTTTATGACCGATACAATTACTAGTGGTTTAAACAAAAAGAAATCTACTGGTCAAACAACTATACCTGTAATTGCTGGTCAAAATGACCGTATGGGTTACAACACAAATGAGTCATTACAAGACTGGAGAAAATTAGCAGGTATTAAATAATTAAAATTCTGTTAAAACAAAAATACTCGGTTCTGCCGAGTATTTTTTTGGACTTGTCAATTCTTTAAAAAAGATAAATACTCAATAAGGTTATATAAAGATGGCACAAGAATATATCGATTTTGGAGCGTTCCCTGACGACCCAACGGCTGATGCTATACGAACAGCATTTCAAAAAGCACAAAATAATTTTACCGAACTTTTTTTAGCGCAATCAAATCCGGGAGTTGCGTCATTAAATCAAACTGCTGGCGCAGGCGTAACTGTAAATCAACCAGTCGGTAATGTAATTTTAACTGCTAACATTGCTTGCGTTCAAGTTTCTACTTCAACTCTTAGTATAGGGCGTGATGGTAATGGTGGAACTTCAGCAACTATTACTCAATCATCTCAGGTATTAGTAGTTGATTTACCCGCATCATTGATTACAGAAAATATAACTGCTAATGGTAACTTAACTGTTCAAGGCACTGCCAACTTAGTTGGAAATGTTACTATAGGAGGACAAATTAATTTATCAGGTAATTTATCTGTTAATAATATGACAGCTACTAATACTGTCAGTGCTAACTTTTTTACAGGAGTAATTACCACTAACAATCAACCAAATATCACTAGTGTAGGCAGTTTATCGAATTTAACTGTAGTTGGAAATACTATATCTAGTAATTTTATTGGCAGATTTGCTAACGGTAATTCAAATATAAACATACCAGCAGCTAATGGAAATATTAATTTAAGTGCATCTGGTAATTCCAATGTAGTAGTAGTCTCTGGAACCGGTGCAACGGTCAATGGTAATTTAAACTCAAGTAATGCTAATTTAGGTAACACAGCAACTGCTAACTTCTTCACAGGTACCTTAACAACTAGTTCTCAACCAAACATAACAACTGTTGGAACCTTAGCTAATCTAGCTGTTTCTGGTAATTCTAATTTAGGTAATACCGCAACTGCTAATTTCTTCACAGGTACATTGACAACCAATGCACAACCAAATATAACTAGTGTTGGTACATTAAGCACTTTGACTATATTAGGTAATTTAGTTAGTGGCAATGCTGCACTTGGTAATGTTGCTGCTGCAAACTTCTTTATTGGAGACGGTGGTTTATTAAGTAATGTTATCGTTGCTGCTAATAGTCAAATAATAAATGGTAATAGTAATGTTAGAATATATGGAGATGGTGGAGATGTAACTGTAAGTGTTAACGGAACACCTAATGTTTTTGTAGTTGGAAATAATCAGGCTAATTTTAATATTAATGTTAATGTTAATGCTAACATTTCAACAAACAATATAACAGTTACTAACAATGCTAACGCCAATGTAGTACATGCTAATACAGTAAATGCTTCTTCAATTATAGGTACACTTAATACTGGCTCACAGCCCAACATAACAAGTTTGGGTAATCTCACTGGATTAACTGTTACTGGTACTTCGAATTTAGGCCCAGCAAGTAATATCACTATCACAGGGGGCTTAAACAATTATTATTTAACTACGAATGGTTCAGGGGGATTATCTTGGACATCAGGCTCATTCAGTCCACCTGGTGGTTCTAATGGTGATGTTCAAATAAATAATCAAGGAAATTTAGGTGCAGCTACAGGATTAACATGGAATTTAACATCGAATACTTTAACTGCAAGTAATGGAACAATAGTAGCTAATAGTTTTGTTGGTAATTTTGTTCAAGGTACATTAACAACAGCAGCGCAACCAAACATTACAAGTGTAGGTTCGTTAACTTATTTAATTGTAACTGGTGATATTAATTCCGCTAATGTATCAGGTGGAAATCTTGTTCAAGCAAATTATCTACAAGGAACATTAACAACAGGAAGTCAACCAAACATTACTAGTGTTGGTACATTGGGTAGTTTAACTGTCACTGGTAATATTTCAGGCGGAAATATATCGACAACTGGAATAACAAATACAGGTAGATTGAATGTAACTGCCAATGGCGCTAATATTACTGGTAATTCATCAATTACTGGTAACTTAGATATTTCTGGTAACATTAATGTTACGGGTAATCTAAACTACGAAAATGTTACTGATTTAGTTGTGGGCGATCCATTAATATTCATTGGGGCCAACAATGTAGGTAATTTAGTTGACTTGGGATTAGTAGTTAGTTGGAACGATGGTAATTATCAACACGGTGGCCTGGCTCGTGATCATACTTCAGGAATCTGGAGATTTTTCAGTAATGTAATACCAGACCCAACTACAGTAATTGATTGGACTAATTCAATAGCTGCACCGGTTCAAACTGGTAATTTAATTTCTACTAATGCGAACTTAGGTAATAATGCGACTGCAAATTATTTTACTGGTACATTAACAACTAATGCACAACCAAATGTAACATCAGTAGGTACA